CAGTTCGTGGTTCCATCTCTACCCGGAACTCGGCGGTGAAGCTCGTCGGCGTAGGGTCTCCCGCGTTCGGGTCGAGCTTGAACAGGTACTCGTAGTCCGCCTGGCCCACCGTCTTCTCGGAGCCGGTGGCCGCCATGAAGCCCGCCTTCAGGGCCAGCAGCACGTCCTCGAACGAGAAGTCGGTCTCGATCCGCCCCGTGGCACCGGTTCGGATGACGGCGCCGACATCCGAGTGCTTGGACATGCGGCCGATGTCGTAGTCCGGCGTGTACTGCTGCTGGGCGCCGGCGTCGTTCCACGTCAGGCCGAGGATGCGCAGCAGGCGCGTCGCGGCGACCTCGACCCCGTAGCTGCTCTCAGCGCCGATCTGGAACTTGCGGAACGGGCGCTGCGCGTTCGCTATACCTGCTACCATCCCCTAACCTCCTCCAAGTGGAAGGAGCCGCCCAAAAGGCGGCTCCCGCGTGTCGTGTTGGGCCGGTTATCCGGCTATGATTCCTCTTCCTTGGCGGCCTTCCGGCTCGCCTTGGCGTGCTCCTCGGCCGTGATGATCTCCAGCTTCGGGTCGTCGAAGTGGGCCGCACTCAGCTCCCCGGCGGCGACGCCCTTCCACTTGGGTCCGAACTCGTGCCGGTCATCACGGTACGTCCCGCTGGTCGTCCTCACGTAATAGTCGTGCGCCATCAGAGAACCTCCTAGCCGAGATTGCGTACGAACAGGATCGCCGTCAGGTCCGCATGGGCCGCAGGCATCGTCCTGTAGCCGCGTCCCACGTTCATAAGGTTAGCCGCCGGCGTCACAGCCGAGACCACCATCTTTTCGCTGTCGATCTGGATGACATCGAACACCTGGATCGGGTCGCCCATCGAGGCATACTGGATGACCGTCGTGTCAGAGGCGATTGCACCATCCAACTGGACGGCTGGGCTATAGGCGACTCCATCGCTGGCCAGACCCTCCAGACGTGAGCCGCGAACCGTAAGCGTGACCTCACCGATGAACGAGCCGACGGACTCCCTGGCGAACGTCCCCGACTGCATATCGATGTTCCAGTCTTCGCTCGTGAGGAACTGCCAGTTGTTCAGTGAGTTCGAGCCCCAGCCATCGATCAGCAACTCCGTCAGCGCCCGGCCGTAGCGATAGAGACGCTTCTGCAGCGTCTCGCTGTCCTGCTCCAAGACGACGACCCCGACGGAAAGCTCAGGACGCGCGTCCACCTCCGACGCGGATTCGCTGATCATGCGCGGCCGCACGATCCCAGCGGGCGACAGCGCGTAGAGCACTGGGTAATTGGGTATCTCCTCCAGGCTCTTGAGGCCCTTCTGCGTGGCGACCGTCATCTGCAGCGCGATCGAGTCGGGGTACTCGGCGTCCAGTGCCGCCAGTTTGGCGGCCAGGTTCGCCTCCAGGTACGTCACAACTTCGTCGACGAGGTCCTCAGCGAGCCCGAACCCCATCTAGAACACCGTGCTCCGCTTGAAGAAGGGCTCGGCGATCCCGCCAAGGTCCTCCTCCTCATCCGGGTTGCGCGTGAAGTAGGTCGACGGCGTTACCTGCGCCGAGCCAGCGGCCAGGCCGGGCGGGATCGACTCGCCGGACGCCAGCCGCCGCAGGCCGCGGTTGTACTGCGAGGCGTAGAAAATCTCCAGCGCAGCGGAGGCTTCGCCTGCCCCGGCCCGGTCCGGGATCATGGACCGCAGGATCGCCGCTGCTGCGCCGTAGGCGTTGAGCAGCTTCAGGGCGTCCAGGAACCACGCCGGCGCCGTCACTGGCACGGCGTAGCCGCCGCCGGCGAGGACAGAGTCGATCTCCGCGCTCACCTGGGTGATGATCGTCGTCGCCTGCGTATCCGTGGGTTTGGAGCTGGCGCTGATCGTGAACTTGGCGATCAGGCCTTGGATGTCCGACAGACTGGCATAACTCAATTGATGTCCAGCCTTTCATCAGATAGAATTGCCTGACGCGTCCCCATCTAGCCGCTCCTGCTGTCCCCGAGCACCTTCACCGTCATGTCGTCAGCCGCCGCCGCGATCGCGTTCACGTCGAACAGGCGGACCGTCCAGGCCGCAGGGAGCGCGAACCTGGGCTCCAGCTCCATCCGCGCCCGCCCGTTGGCGTCGAACGCGGCGTCGTCGGGAAGGCCCAGCGCCGCGAAGTAGTTGCGAGTCAGCGAGGCCGCCTGCAGCGGCGTCCACTCCTTGAACCACCACAGGGCCGCACCGTCGCCGATCTCCAGCCGCATCTTCCGGTTGCCGACTGTCGCCGTCGTCACAAGCGTCACGACCACGAACAGCGGCTCCCAGATCGTCGACGCCGGCACGGTGAACGTCTTGTCGGAGTCGTCGGCCGTGGCGTCGTTGACCAGAGTGTCGGGCGGGCTGGCCAGCGGCGCGACTGCGGGGGCGTAGATGCCCGCACCGAGGTCCACCCAGCGCTGCTTGACGCCGGGCGCACCCGGTATTACGTCGTCTCTGTCGGCCATGCTGTACCTCGGATTCTGGCGGGGCGGGGGCCGAAACCCCCGCCCCTAGCTTGCCGATTACGTCACGCGGACTGCGTACCGCGGGTCGCCGTAGCCCACGTTGTAGCGGGCGCGGGCCGTGTAGATGAAGCGGTCCCGGATCGTTCCCGACTCGGTGTTGGGATCGGTCACGCCCTCCAGGGAGGGCGCGATGCGGGTCTGGTAGATGAACGGCTTCATCGTCGGCGTGACGGCGAAGCCGTACCACTCGTTGGCGTTCGTGATGTACGGGTTCGCCATCAGTGTGTAGCCGTTGATCGTCCGCACCGCGGCGTCGGCGGGGATGATGGCCGCGACGGTCGGAGCGGCGGCAGGGAAGCTCACGCTGAGCGCCTGGTACATCGCCTGCTCGATGCCGGGCTCGCACATGATGAAGTTGAGCACGTTGTTCATCGGCCGGCCCTGGTCGTCCTGGAACAGCCGCAGGGCGCGCCTGACGAGCGCGATGTCCGTCTGGATGTTGGCGATCGTGGCGCCTGTCTGCGCCAGGTTGTTATCGATGTTCGCCGAGCGCCCGATGACGCGGGTGTCGGCGAAGAAGGCGGCGCCGTCGAAGGCGTTGCCGTTGTCGACAGGTAGCTGGAGAACCAGTTGGCCGGGGTGCCGGGCGGCCTCTTCGCCGAGCTGCGCCAGGCGCGGAGCGATCAGCCCGAGGCGGTCATCCTCGAATACGGCCCTTTGGACCTCAATCGCTGCCTTCCACGTCAGGTTCGTAATGCTGTAGTTGAAGCTGAATAGCCCCTCGATCTGTAGGTCGCCGTGCGACACGTCGACCATGACGGGCGGGGTTCCCAGCCAGTTGTGTGTCTCCACCAGCCCCTGCGACTGGAGTTCGATCACCGCTTCGCGCCACGTCGCAATGTTGCGCGCGGCGTCGAAGGCGCTCTGGAATGTCGCCCGGAAGTTCGTGAGGACTCCCGCCAGGAAGTCCGAAGTCACGACTGCCATTGTTGGTTACCTCCTCGTGCTGTTGCACGGAGGTGACCATGCCTTGCCAGGCTTGGGGGGCGGCCCCCTCGGTCGTCGGTCGCCTAGCGACCGTTCTCCTAGTCGTTGTTCGGTTACGGTGTGGCCGTCAGGCCGGGAACGTGCACCCACCCAGAGGTGGTGCTGACGAACTCGGTGAGCTTGCCGACGACGATATCGTTGGTCGCGCCGGCGATGTCGTCCACAGTGTTGTCGTCCACCGTCACCATGTTCGTGCCGACCATCGCCTGGGTGATGGAGGACGCCGCGAACAGGTACTCGCGGTCGTACTCGACCTGAATCCAGAAGTTCCCGGTCGCCGCACTGATCATCGTCTCGGCGGCGATGCCGACCACCACCTGGGCGGCGGTATCCGAGGCCGGGATCGCTAGGCCAGACGAGTTCATGTGGACGATGGCGCCCTTGTAGATCGTCTGCGACGCCGCCATGAGGAAGCGCCGCGTCTTCGGCGCGCCCTTCGCCTGGCGGTTTGCCGCCGCTGCTAGGACTGTCATTGCTTACTCCTTTGTGAGATGGGGGGTTGGTTACCCTCTTGCCCGCCCGCGCGGACTCCTCGGTGTCGTCTCCGGCTCCGGCTCTGCCGCTGGGGCTTCGCCATCGCCCGTCTCTTCGCCCTCCACCGCTGGGGCTTCGGGCACCGCCTCGGGCTCAGCCTCCGGCGCTGGCTCCGGCTTCGGCGCCGCTGGGACGCCCCTCACCGGGTAGGTCTCGTTCGTCAGCCGGGCGCAGCCGTCGCAGAGTTCTCGACTCACGACGGCCTCGCCCTTCTCGATCTCGTAGTTCTTGGTCCGGCGCCCATCGTTCGCGTTACAACGCTCGCACATGGGTTATGCCTCCTTGCTGGCCGGGATCGTCACGCCCTTGGCCGCCGCCTTGGCCCGCATCAGGGCTAGCCGCGACTCGGCCGGCTTGGCCTCGTCCCAACTGCCCATCTGCTTTGCGATGACGATCTCCTGGGGCGTCGGCTCATAGTCGGCGTAGTCGCCGCCGCCGGCGCCACCGTGCTCAGTGAAGTCCACGCTCGGCAGGCCCTTGATGAAGGTGTTGAAGTCATCCTCGGACTCCCGCAGGGCGATATTGAGCACCATCTCGCGCTGCGCCGGCGCCACCCGCCCGGCCTGGATCGCCGCATCGACGCGGTGCTGCGCCTGCGCGACCCGGAGCCCGTCCTGGAGCTCGATGATCTTCTTGTCCTTCTCGGTCTCGAGCTGGACATACTTCATCTGGGACTCCGCCAGCTCCCTCTTCAGGGTGCGGTTCTCGTCCTTGCCCGGCGGGTCCTGGTCCTTCAGCGTCGCCTTGAGCGTGGCGATCTCCGTGTGCAGCCCGCTCACCGCCGCCAGGATATCGGCCTCGTCGTCGATGCCGAGTGCCTGCCTGATCTCGTTCTCGTCAGCCATCTCCGCTCCTCCTCTTGAAACTGATGACTTTCCTATCCCTCGCCAACGCCCTCTCGGCGGGCGTGTGACTGCAAATGTCGGATCGCCTGCGCCTTCGCCTCAGCAGGCAGGTTGGTCTGCGGAGCCCGCGCCAGGGCGTTCCGCAGGTGCGGCATATCCACCATTCCCTCCATCATGTGATGGGGCAGGTAGCGCAACGACCGCGGCTTCGTCTTCCCGTCCGCGTCCTTCTGGCCGCCGGGCGCGACATAGGCGAAGGCGCTGTCCGGCAGGTCGTTGATGAAGGCCGTATCCCACATCGCCAGGTGCTGGGACGGCGGCGGGTCCGCGTTGTCTTGCCGCTCCACCATGACTGCCCGCGTCGTTTCCGTCTTCAGCTCGGCGAGCTGGAGTGTCTGGTAGAGCCCCGCCAGCCCCTTGAGCGAGTCCACTGCGGGCAGGTCGGCCCCGAGAAGGGCCAGGCCGGTCAGCGCGGTCGGGTAGGTTACGCCGCCGACCTCCATGTCCTTCTCCAGCTCGACGCTCACGAAGCGGTAGGCGCCGGCGCGGATCAGGTCGGCGAGCTGCTTCGGCACCTCCAGGAGGTCGGCATACAGCTTGTCGCCCAGGCGGCGCAGGTTGGCCACCCAGCCAGCCGCCGGATAGCCGTCCTGCTGGACGAGCTGCTGGTCCGCGTCGTGTCCGAGCTTCAGCGGCGGCGTCCGTGCCTCCCTCGTCGCCCAGTACGCCTGCACAATCGCGTCCAGGTCCTCGGCCGTGAAACTGCAACCACCCTCCGGACAGCCGCCGCCATTGAAGCCCTCACCGACACGCAGGATATCGACGCCGGGGATGCTCTCTGTCTGCAATTCGGCCATCTTCACGCCTCCAATAGCGCCCTCTTCAGGCGCGCTGGGTCGAACTCCTCCGCCTTGACCTGCCGCACCATCTCCTCAATGAATGCCGCCTTCATCGCCGCCGCCTGCCTCTGCGACTCCACCTCCGCCTCATCGCCGCCACCGAGCGCGGCCGCCAGATCGGCCTTGTAGGGCACCGAAATGGCCCCGATTTCCGACGACGTTTGGCCCTTCGAGAACAGGTTCTGGGCGATCTCGATTAGCTTCCCGGCCTGTTTCTCGCGGGCGGCGGCCACCTCGGCAGGCTCTTCGTCGGGCTGCTGGATCGTGTCCCCGGCCTCCAGCCGCGGCAGCGAGAGTAGGCTCCGCGCCTCCTCTTCGAGCGTCGGATCGGCCGTCAGCGCCCCCGATTTCGTCAGTTTCTCGACGGCTTCGGCAAATGTCGCTAGGTCGCGCTGCTCCAGGCGCGCATATCGCAGCCGCGGGTAGGCCGTGACGCCCGGCCAGTTGTAGTCCACAACCTGCCGGATGAGGTGCTTGCTCACCGTCTCGCAGATGTAGTTGCCAATACCCCCCAGGGCCATGAGCAAGTAAGAGGTTTTATCCCGACTTAAAGCCAGACTGCCCGTAGATCCAGCCCCTAGCGCTAGGAACTCAACCAGCAGAGCGCGGACCACGCGGAGGTCGTGGTGTTCTATGAGGGGCAGGGGGTCCAGCAGCCGTCCGCCCGTGCCGGTCTCCAGCCGGTAACTGTATTGCTCATCCACTTCCACCACGTAGGCCTTTTCGTGGGCATGGAGGCCCATCAGCGACCGCTCCAGCTTGTCCTTGTTCGCTTCGGTGCGCGCCTCGCCCTTCAGCGTCCCCACGTCGATGCCCATCGCCCGCTTCTCGATGGCAATCGCGGCGACGCGATACAGGCCGTCTTTGTAGTACCAATGGGCGTAAGCGCTTCGAAGAATCGAGACGCCCCGGTAATTGGAGCCCTCAAGGTCGTTCACGAACACCAGGAGCTTCTCCACCGGGATGTCGACGATCTTGAGGCCGAGGCTCGCCGAGGGCGCCATCTGCTTGATGCCGGCCAGGCCCCCCGTCTCATCGACGAGCCAGAACAGGACCGTCTTGGGCATCCTCGGCGCCAGCTTCCGGAGGTGAACCAGGCCATCTTCACCCAGTCGCCAGACCTTCTCGAACGGCATCGACCCGTAGTCGAGCATCAGCAGCGCCTGGCGCAGGACGTCCAGCCAGGAGACGGTCATGCCGTTCAGTAGGTCGTCCTCAATGAACTCCGCGATCATCCGGTCCTGCGCGGCGTCGCTTGCGGCCTCTATCGACCAGTCTGCGTTGAGCAGGGGCCACTTGATCGCGTTCAGCGCTGCCTTGACCTGCCCGTCGTTCCGCATCTTGTCGTACTCGTCGTAGAGCGTGGGTGCGATGAGCGCCGAGTTGTAGTCCTGCTGCGTCAACAGGCCGCCGAAAATCTGGGTACCGGTCGCCCCCATCTCATCCATCGGGGGCCGTGGCGCCGCCTTCCGCGCCGCCATCCGTATCTCCAGTGGGCCGAGCTTCAAAACGCTGCCCTCCTGACGCCCCGGAACTCCGGCCCCGGCCGGTCGGCGCTATCCCCGCTGTCGCCGATCCCCAGCACCGGCGGAGGCGGCTTCGCCATCCCTGCTGCCACCGCGTCCATCCGCGCCTCCCAGGACAGCACCGCCGCCATCGCCACATCGATCTTCATGGGGGAGTCCGGCCGCTCCTTCTGGATTACCCACAGCGGCACGCCGTCGGCGTCACGCAGCGTCAGAGCCCGCCGGCAGGCGTTACCGACATGCCGCGCGAAATCCGGGTGTCCATCGTGTGTTAGCTCGCCAGTCTGGATCGCCGTCCTATAGTTGCCTACGGCGGCCGCCACTGCTGTCCAGCGATTCGTACGCCACTCCCAGATCTTGCCGTCCTTCCCCGTGCCCCAGCGGCTCGCCCAGGTCGCCAGTTCGCTGCCCCATCCCCAAGGATCGGCGTAGAGCCGCCAGACATTCCAGCGCTCGAAGCAGGCTGTCACCGCCGCGTCCACCTCGGCTTCGGGCACGCCCCAGTCATCGCCCGCGGGTCCGAGCGGTTTCTCCCACAGCCCCACAAGCCACTGATATCCCGTCTCGATATCCGTTCCCACGAGCGCCGTCGCATCCTCGCGGCGTGAGCCATCGAAGCCGAGCGTGATCAGCCTGCGCGCGGGAACGATTGTCTCCGGCCGCGCCAACTCCTTCCACTTGTCCGCATCGAAGGCCCGGCCGGACCCCTGCACGAGCCGGTTCAGCCA